ATTTTAATTTTGGCGTTCAAGATTTTATTGAGGGCGCGACGGTCACTGGAGCCGGTGCCAGCGCAAAGATTGAGCGTGTTGTTTTTGCTGGTGGCTCTAATGGTGTGGGTGATAGCTTCGGCAGGCTAGCGCTATCAAACATTGTCGGTACGTTTATCGACGGCGAGGACTTGAAAATTGGACCTGATGTCATTGCGAAGGCGGATGGCAGTCAATTCGCAAATAGCTTACCGAAAGGCGGTCGATACAGCTTCGATAACGGCAACTTTTTTGGCCAAGACGGCCTTGAGCGGATGTACGGAGTTTCTGGTGAAGGCGATGCTTTTGAGTTTGATGGTGTTGTCTTTGCGACAATCAAATCGGCGATCAGCAGTCAGTACCCGAAATACATCGCAATCCACAAAAAACACTTATTCCTCGCCTACAGAAGCGGAAGCTTAATGATTTCCGCGCCGGGCGAGCCATTAATATTTGACGCTATTTTGGGAGCCTCTGAAATTGCGGTAGGCGACACCATTCATGGGCTTAATCGGGTGCCTGGTGGCGTGCTTGCTGTTGGTTGCGATGACTCCATTCAAATGCTGTACGGCAATGATTACCTAAGCTGGGAATTGCAGCCTTTTGGCCAGCACGGCATGAAGCCATTTTCGTTTGGCGAAGTGGGCGGCAACTCATTAGTTCTCGATAACCGTGGAGTGCAAAACCTACAAACCACGCAAGCTTTCGGGGATTTCGAGGCGGTATCGCAGTCTCGCCTAATAAACCCGCTTCTACTAAATCTGCGCACCGACCTATTGCCGACAGGTTCGTTCGTGTCAAAAGAAAAGTCGCAATACCGATTGTTCTTTGGCCAGGATGGCTATTACTTCACTTACGCCGGGAATCAGTTGGCAGGGATAACGCCAGTTCGCTACGCCGACCCAGTGCTGACGACTGCAGCGGGCGAAGATGCGCAAGGGAAAGAGGTGCTTTTCTTCGGCAGCAGCGATGGCAAAGTATTTCGCTCAAATCGCTCCTACAAATATGCGGGCTTGCCAATACTTGCGCATTTCACCATCGCATTTAATTTTATGCGAGCACCGACCTCCATAAAGCAACTACGCAAAGCGATGTTCGATATCAAAACAGAAGGAGATTCCGCGCATATTCTTGTTAAACCAGACTACGACTTTGGAAACAGTGAAGTGCCGATTACGCCCTACGTTGAGATTGTTACCGAGCACTCGGGCGGCGGCATTTGGGATTTATCGGAGTGGGATGCGTTTGAGTGGGCTGCGCCAGTTAACTCGGTGCAGCCAGTAGGCTTGATGGGGCTTGCAAGGAATATGTCGCTGACATTCGCCTCAGAAGGAATCGAAGATGGCTCACACACGATATATGGCGCTGCAATTCACTACAGCATGAGGCGATTGGAGAGATAATGGCTGCGCAAGATTACGTTACCCCGACACCCAATCTATTGCCTGGCACGACCGCCAGGGCGGCTGATGTGAATGAGAAAGTCGACGCGATCAATGCTGGGTTTGAGAAGCTACCTGCGCCGCGCAATGACGCAAAAAAAGGGTTTAGCGAGCCCATATCTATTCCTGCGGGGACTGAGCCGAGCCATGCAGCAACCATTGAGCAGCTAAATGAGGCAGTCGGGGGGGATTACGTAACCGCCGATGAATTGCAGGCCGATCTTGACGATCTTAGCTCCAGTATTCAACAGCAGCTTGACGACCTTGGCGATGCAGTTTCCCCGTTGGTCGGCGCGATTGATGCGTTAAGCACCACAACACAATCGGTAGTTGATGCGGTCAACGGGCTAGGGGAAGAGGTGGATGATCTTCGAGACTCAATTGATCCCTTTGCAAAAATAAAGGTTATTAGTGCTTCGGCCTACACCTTTGAGGCAGAGGATAACGGCAAAATATTATGGCTCACCAGTGACTCGCCGGTTACCGTGACTTTCCCTGGTGCCGCATTGCCGTTTGAAAATTACCTACAAGGCATCGCTATTCAGGCAGGCGATGGCGCAGTGACTTTTGCTGGTAGCGGCGGAGCGGTTATTGTTTCGTCTGGCGACCTGTTTTCCACTGCGCAAAAATATGCACCCGTTTCGTTCTTCCGTTTTGCAGAGGCGGGCTGGTGGCTTGGGGGTGAGCGCGCATGATGTTCCCGCTAATCCATGGCTTATTCGTGTCACTCAGCGAGGCCGCAGTAGATCTTAATTATAAAGGTTTAATGGCAAGGCTCGGCGCATGGGCATATTGGCCCCTGGATGAATCTGCGGTTGGCAACGACACCAGTGTGGCGACAAAGCAAGTGCTGGTGGATTTATCCGGCTATGGTCGCAACGGCAGCTATGATGTTGTTTATAGTCTGCCAGCGAATGGCGGGCAGCAAGTAACCTATACGCAAACGCCCAACTCTTCGATTCCATACAACACGCTGATGACCTACACCCTCGCGGCCAATACGGGGTTTACGGTGGCGGCAATTCGCGTCCATGTTGAAATGGAGGACACGCAGAGTTCTATTTTAAACATTGAATTCGATGGGGGCGGTGATGGGTTTTCTATTTTATTCAATGAAAAATCCATTGGCGCGCCAGAGTTAACGCAATGGTTTACAAGCCATATAAGCAAAGACAAGCCTGATGAAATCCATGTAGGTCACTTCGATTACAACATCATAGGGATTTCCCCTGCGGGCAATATGCAGCTTTACGTTAAGGATATTTATGGCAACGGCGCAGTGCTGAAAAGCTGGTCTGTTGTTCTGTATGACGCAACGGCTGCCGCAAATTTGCAAGTGCAGCCGTTGATGGACACACCTGATGTGGTGCTGCCACTCACTCATAATGACGAAGCACATACCCGTCAAATCGTAGTGAAAAATGAGACGCCGAACGTCAGCCTATACCGTAATTCGCCCTTGGATTACAGCTATAGCTTCCTTGTTGGCGAGGACATAAATATTGCGGGAATCCGGGTGTACCTCGACCTGTATTACCCTTACCAATTGGACGAATTAAAGGTATCTCTGGTGCGCGGGGCAACTGTGGTACCGCTCCATAATTACATCTACGAGGACGAGGAAAACTTACGCCTAGTTTATGTCAGTGATGCGCAGCTTGGTGGCGACCGCACTGTAGCAGGTCTTACGGTATTCAACGGCAGCTCATCGCAAGGCATGTGGTCTTTGCGGTTTGAAAATAGCACTAACTACGATGTCACCGGGGCGTTTAATCAAGCGATCATTGAGTTCTTGGATGCGTTCGACCCTTCAACCGAGTACGCAAAAGGCTTTAATGGCAGCAAGGGAATCACGCTTGCTACCCCTGCCGCGCCTTTGCTGGAGTCGGACGCGCTTCCTGTTAAAGAGATTGAAGTTTGGGCCAAGTTTAATGATCTGGTGGCCGACCAAGTTATCTATCGCGAAGGGGATAATACGAACGGCTGGGCATTTGGTATTGTTGGGCAATACCTCTCGGTGGGTGTTGCGCAAAACGGCGTTATTAAGCGCGCAAATTTCAGCACTTCAACCCTCGACACAACAGGCAAGCACTTAATTAGTGGCTTGGTGAATGTCACTGAAGACACTCTCAAATTATTTGTGGGCGGGGTACAGGTCGCTTCCGAAAGTGCTGTGGGTCTAAGTGCTCACAACAGCGCAGTAGGGGCAATGCTAGGGACGAGCTATGACCCGGTAAGTGGGCAGCATTTTTTCCCATTAACAGGGGCCACTAGCAATAAAGGCTTCGACGGCATCCTGGATAATGTCGCGGTCTACAAGTATGAGCGGACTCCCAAAGAGCGGGGCTGGGTCAAGCAAGTCGGTATTACGGGTGTTGCGAAGGTTCCGGTGTTTGATCCCTATGATATGGCGATCTACCACTTAGGCGCGGATGTGCATTACCCCGTAAATGTCACTAACGCCACTGACCCCATGCTGAACTTGGGTACTGCCCCTAATTCCAATGGCAGCTTTAGCAATTATGGCGAGCCCCCTCTAGGCGTAGATCTGCCCGGTATATTGGGTATGGGTAAGTCGGTTCAAACCTCGGAGGCAGCGCATTTCAGGACGGAGTTTGATTCCACAAACGTGGCAATTACCGCGGATGACACGTTTACGTATGTGTTTGGTTTCGCAGCTTCTCAGATAAATCTTGACGGGTACGTGATCGTTGATTTTTACACGCCAGCGATATGGTCTTCCGAGTCGAATCGCTGCTATTTGCGGGTTGGACCCGACGGAAAACTGCTCTTTCAGGCGGGCGGCGTAGAGCAAGCCCTGGATGATTTGCGGGATTGGCGTATTGATACCACGGCGCACTTATTCTGCATCCTCGGGGAGTTCGATGGCAGCATAAATAAGTGGGTTACCTCGGTGTATATGGATAATGTGCTGCTTGGCACGATCTATAGCAGCAAAACACCGCCTAATTAATAAGGGAAAATATTATGCCTATTTTTCGCACGGTACTCGGTAACAGGGGCGGACGTTTTTCAAAATTTAGTGGCTTCGCTCGGCATCTAAGCGCGCCAGAGAGGGGAATGCTCTGGGGTTTATGTACCCCGGCACTCGTAGCACCACCACCAGGCTTGCCTTATGGAAAAGCTACCTACCCTAGCCTGGCTATCCAGGATGTGGCTATCGTTAGCGATACCATATCGGTGACTCAAGCCGGTATCGTTGGTCTGGTCGAGGTGTTCCTTCACATCGAGCACACTTGGCCGGGGGACATGATTATTACCCTGGAGAAAGGTGGCGTCACTGCCACGATTGTGGAGGAGCCTGATTACAACGATGGTTTTGTAAAAGGGATTTTCGGTGTCACAGATTTTGAAGGGGAAGATGCTGCTGGCGATTGGACTCTGCATATTGACGATCAATATGGTGGTGACGTCGGCACGCTGTTTTCGTGGTCGATACTGCTTCACTCGGCGCCTCTGCTACAAACCGCGCAGCTTTACTACCAATTCCCAATTTATGAGACTGACACGACCAACCACGGAACGCTCGGTGCCAGCGCCCCTTATAATTTAACTGGCTCACCTGTAATTGAACCGGCGCATGATTATTACGACACACCGGGAAGTCCTACTGGCGGGATGATTTTGGCTTCGACAGCCAGCACAGGAGGCATTCCCTGCAGCGAAATATTTGGCAACGGCACAGACTTCACGGTCATCTTCCAAGCCCGCGCATGGTATGACTACGATGACGTTTTCGCAATTACAGACAGTACCCATGTGGGCGTTACTGTTGGGGGCCAACCCGCATTCCGTATACGGCAGGACTACGACTCAGAACGCCCATACCAAAGGGAACTAGCCCTTTATTTCGGGGTAGCCACAGAGTCCGGGGGCTTCCAAGAGTTTATGATAGACGAGAACGTAAACCAGGCTCACTGGTTCGTTTACAGCGTACATCGAGTGGGCACTCAATTAATTGTTACAACGCCCGATCAGGAGACGCCTTTTATTTTTGAGCTGGACGCCAGCCCCATCATAGGCACTTCTGGGAATACGGCCGCGACAGTTACGTTTGGTGCACCCGAATTGCCCTTCGTTACCCTGGCTATGTTCTCGTCGGCGATTACCCCAGCGCAGGTTGCGAGGGCATCTTACGACGACAACGCTTTCCCAGCGCCAACCAGCACCCCTTCGTAACTTTTAAAACAGGAAAAAGCCTAGGAATTAAGGCCGGTTATAAGTCGATACACTTTGAAGACAGATAGATGACCACAGGAAAATTTAAAGCATGGCGTTAAGTAAAGATGACGTAGAGGCAATTGCGAGCTTAACTGCCGAAAAGCTGTGCGATTCTGAGCGACCGTTCCATGTCCCAAGAGAAGATCACTACCATGACCACTTATTAATTCGGCAAATGCGCAAAGACGCGGAGGCATGGGCGGGCGTGCTGAACTTTGTTTCCAATGAGCGCCATGCGCGTGAGCGCCGCCAGGATGATGCGCGCAAACTTCGCAACCAGGTTATTGGCGCACTAATGGTGGCAGGGGTGATAGGGGGGCTTGGTCTGATTGGCGCGTGGGCAATAAATGCGCTTGTAAGCTTGGTTAAAACGCAGGGCGGTTAATGAATTTTAAGAGGATGTGAATATGAGTTTTGACCTCGCTGTGAAGCGCGTCATTAAATCGGAAGGCGGGTATGTTAACGACCCTAAAGATCCAGGCGGCGAAACAAAGTACGGCATTAGCAAGCGGGCATACCCGGATGTCGACATTGCGGCTATGTCGCTCGAATACGCTGAGCGCCTTTATCGTCGCGACTACTGGGTTAAGCTGCCGACCTTGCCTGAACCACTAGATTACCTGGTGTTTGACTTCGCGGTAAATGCCGGTGTTGGTCGCGCCATTAAAGTGCTGCAAATCACGCTCAAAGTAACGCCGGACGGTCACTTTGGCGCCAAATCCAAGGCGGCACTCTCCAAGTATTCCACCGAAGACCTTTGCATTAACTTCTCGGCTGAGCGCGCGTGTTATTACGCCTCGCTTAATGACGACCTTGTTGATCGCTTTGGTCGCGGCTGGATGCGTCGAGTGATGGAGTCATTCCATTATGCAATCCAATTTCTGAAATCCACCAAGGGGTAGTTTATGAATATTTTAATGCAGTTTTTGGCGTTCTTTACCGCGCTAGCGCCGTCACTGGCTGAGTCTAAAAAAATCATTACCGACCAAGCGGTACGCAAGGAGAACTCGGCAGCGGTATCGACCACTATTGCCAAGATAGGTATTGGCGCTGGTGGCGTGCTGCTGATTGACCAGGATCAGCCGCCAGAGGTTGTAATTGCGTGCTTGCTGGCCAGCATTGGCCTCTATCTTTATCGGCGCCGAACCGGGGCATAGATTCCGCGCAACACTGGAAATTGGCCTAATACTGGGAGATTGATTGAGGTGATGTATGGGATTTTTGAGTAGCGCGTTTAAAAGCCTTGGAGCAAATAGTCAGCCGAAAATAGGCGGCGTTAGCGTGGCGCAGACATCCGGGGCGGGCGTTACGATGGCTATGCCAACCGCCAAGACTTCTACTTCAGCGGCAACCACTCCCGGCTCAACAGGTGCCGGCTCAACCGGTGCCGGAATTAATTATAGTGGTGGCAATGCGATTCCTTCTGCGCCGTCATATCAACCCCCATCGACGGGCCGAGTGGAGCAGTCGGCGCCGAGCCGACCAGCGCAATCGACATCAATGGGTGGTGGAATGTTTTCGCAGGCCGCGACAAGCAACCCAGCACCAGCGCCAACGCCAACGCCAACAGTAGCAAGAGCAGCGCCGCCAGAAAGATTGGCGATACCGAGTGTGGCGAACTACGAACCGCGCAACGTGGGCGTGGCCGTAAGTGCGCCAGAGACGCGCAAATATGACGCATTTGAGGCGGACAAATCGCTAGATCAGCGCGCAACCGATTTCAAAATGTCCAGTGACTCAATGGTTGAGGATCGACTAACCGGGCTACTGAGCGGCAATAGCGATTACTTAAAGCGCGCTCAAGGAACTGCTGCGGTCGCAGCAAACCGTCGTGGAATGTTAAACAGCTCAATGGCGGCGGGCGCAGGCACCGCGGCAGCGATTGATGCCGCACTACCAATTGCTCAGCAGGATGCGAGCACTCATGCGCAATCCGAGCTGACCAAGCAAGGTTACTTCAATAACACGTCCCTTGCCGATCAGCAGGCAGTGAACACCAGTAAGCTTTCAGCACAGGACTCCACGCAGCGCTCCGGTGAAATTCAGCAGCAGTTTCAAGGCACCAGCGAGCTTGCAAACCAGCAGGGCCAGCTTACGTCTAACTTGTCGGCGCAGGAGGCTACGCAGCAAGCTGGCTTGCAAGCCAGCCAGGCCGGTTACCAGTCGGCATTGCAGGCGCAGGGTGCGGCTGAAAATTCCCAGGCGGCTGAGCAGCAATTCCAATTCCAGAAAACGCTACAGTCGATGGATGAAAGTTCGCGAATGGAGCTGTTAGGCGTGCAGCAACAGCACGCGATGCTATTGCAGCAATCGCAGTCGGCGGCTAATCGTTTCCAGGATCTTGCACAACAGATTTCATCTATAAGCACGAGCCCGGATATGAACCCGGAGCAGAAGGCGGCGGCAATAAATCAGCTTATGGCGCTGAGCAATAAAAGTCTTGCCACTCAATCCGAGCTGATGAAAGCGGCAGGTATTAATGGCGTGGAAATTTCTCCAGAAGACTCCGCGACAGCTACGCCTTCGCTGCCAAGTACGCCGGCAGATCAGCAATTGAGTTTTGATGCGTCGAAGTATGACAAGGGTAATCTGCAGGCATTGAGAGACGAAGCTAGTCGCCTCACCGAGCTGGCAAACAAGCTGCCCGCAAATACACCTGAAGGCATTAAGGCGCGGCAATCGCTTGTCGCTGCGAACTTGAAAGACCTTGAAATTCAGTATTACTCGACGACAAGCGCAAATGCTCAGCGACAAATTCGTGGAGAGATGGAGCGCAGGCAGGCCGAGCTGAACGCGCTCAATGCGCAGGCGGGAAAGCTCGCTACGGCGACTCCGACTCCGGCTACTAGCTCGGTCGTGACCGGGACGGCAGCGCCACCGAAGTCGCAGCAAGAAATTTCGGCGGAGCAATTTAGCATTGCTGCGCCCCAGATACTCAATCAAATGGGGCGTTTCTTCTAGTGGCTGTAGATTTAATTGCCGCAAAAATTGAGCAGACCTTTCCTTCGCTAAGGGTGGATAAGGTTGTGTTGCGACAAAGCTTGGTGTCGCTAAAAAGCTCGCCACAGCACTTTTATCGTGAACGCGGGAATAATGTGCTTGCCGCGCAAACCGATAATTTGCCATTTAGCACGCGCAAGCAGTGCGCGCTTACGATTTGGATCGGTAGCGGTGAGGGTGTTGTGATGTTTCGAGAGTGGATGACCTGGATTAAGTCGCGCAAGGCGATAAGGCTGGCAACGGTTACACCTCTTTTTGAGGATGCCCGGCTGGGAAAGATTCTTGCGCGGTTTGGGTTTCGGCGTGTTGGTGCGGTATTTATCTGGGAGCGAGGAACTAATGGGAAATCCATTTAAGTCCGTCACAAAGGCAGTAAAAAAAATCACTGGCGGCATTAAAAAAGTGTTTGGTGGCGTGCAGAAAATTGGGAGCAAGATTGTTGATGGCCTCCGTAGTGTTGGGCGGGAAATTAAGCGCTTTGCCAAGACGGACCTAGGTAAAATTGTGATTGCCGCCGCGCTAATTTATGTTGGTGGCGCGGCAATGCTGGCTTACAACAGTGCTGGCGCCACTTCGTTTGCTGCAGCGCTTTCGCAACCGGCAGCCGTTGGCGCGCAACTGGGGTCTGCGGTTGGTATTGGTAGTGGCACTACTGGTGCCGGTGCTACTGGTGCGACTACTGCTGGTGCGGCAACGACTGGCGGCGTTACTGCAACGACATCGGGTGCGGCCATTCCCGGAATGACAACAGTTGGCGCAGCGGAAGCTGCTGGCGTATCGGCGGGGCTAGGTACTACGGGTACGGGGATTGGTTTAAATGGCGCTGCAGCAACTACCGGCGCTACTGCGGGCGGCAGTACAGCGCTTGCGGGAGGCGGGGCTGCTGCTGGCGGACTGCTTAGCAATCCAATGGTGCAGTACGGCGCAGTTATGGCGGGCGGCAACGCTATCTCTGGTGCGATGCAAGGTAAGGCGGCAGCGGACGGAGAGAAAGAAGCAGAGAAAGCACGCCAGCGCTACATCGACGGCAATCGTGTACCGGACGTTAATTTCGATAACCTCGCCGGGTTTCAATACAACCCTATGACGGGCGAGAGTGAAGGCGGCAGCACCGAGGCTTTCTTGCCGGAAAATTTACGTGTTAATACCAATCTCTCCAAGCAGTACACAACGCAGGGATTGCTCAAACAGGGGGCGGTGTAATGCCAAAAGGATTACTACAGCAGGCCGAGGCGCCTGAACCAAAAATGTCTATTGGTAGCGCGACATCCAGCCCCGGCAATCAAGCGGCGACGCCGGAAGAGGAATCGCTGATGGATCAGGCGCTAGCCGAAGTCGGGAATATGATTTACAAGTCTGACGAGGCGAATGCGGCGCTACTGGATATGATTGGCAGCGCACCAGATCCCGCGGTAGGCATAGGCCTGGCAGTAAGCCAGGTTGTTGAGGTCGTGGATCAAAAAATGGATTTGCCCGACGACTTCCTATTGCCGTTGGCTGAGGCGGTCACGATGTCGCTCATTGAAATGGCTGATGCTGCCGACATACTGGAAACTAGCGATGACACTATTGAGGCCGCACTCATGGAGGCGGCGAAGAATTTGGGGCAGAGCTACGACATAGATGCGGCCGATTTGCGGGCTGGCGCGCAGGATCAGCAGTTGGCACCTGAAATAAGCCGTATTGGAGGTAAGTATGCCGGGCAGGGCTGAGTATGGGTTATTGGCCGGACTAGGCCAGGGGATTGCGCAAGCTGGGCAAATGGCCCTGGCAGACCACTTTCAGCAAATGCGCGATGAACGCTTAGCAAAAATTTCGGCCGAGGCGGCTGATGGTAAATTTGCGCGCGACAAAGAGCTGATGGGGATGCAGAACGAATACGCCTCCGGAGAAGCTGACAAGCGCGTAGCGGCCGAGCGAGAAATGGCAAAATTCCGAGTCGATGAAGAGGTGCGCGGCAAAAAGGAATTGACCGACTACTACTTGGACAAGGGCTTAAAAGGGGATGGTCGCGCCGATAAAGAAAATAAATGGAAGCCGGTCGAAAGTTCGGACGAGTACGGAACCAAGTCTGTTAGCGGCGTTAGTGATGGCAATCAATTCATCGACTTTAGTACGCCGGTAGGCCAGCGAGCGAAAACCCTAATTGATATGGGTAAGCCTGTAGGTGCGGCGGTGTCAGAGGCAATCCGGCTTTCTGCTGCGCCACCACCACCTTCTAGCACTGGTGGCGATGCAGTGCCGAGCAGTGGTGCTTTGCCGCCTGCACGCGGAACTCAGCCGGGCTCGCAGCAGGTCGCAGAGAAACAGGGGTTGTTCTCCATGGTAGGCGACACGCTGGGCGGCTGGAATGAATCGCTAAGGACTAAGGTGCAACAAAAGCGCGCCGACTACGAGCAGCTACAAGCAAAAAATGGAAGTCTAATGCAGCGGTAAGATTCCGCGCAAACCTCGACTTACCTAGGATTATGGCGATTGTCTAACCAGCAGGCGCCATTCTCCTATGAGCAATAATCCGTTTATCCCCGGCTTTGACGACCTTTCCGACGAAGAAAAAATCAATTTTCTGAACACGCATATTGCGCAGTCCAGCGCAGTATCTCCCGAAGCATTGAGCAAAGACCGTCAGGGCATTACCGGCGATTTAGTGGATATGACTCAGCGCGGCGCGCTTCAGGGTGTCGGCGGCCTGTTTTCGCTAGCTCAGGAATTTACCGGCTACGGCCAGGGCGTCGCAGAGGTCTTTAATAATTGGGCTGATGACCAGCGTGAAACCATTAGCCCAGAAGGCCGGGAAGCGCTAACGAAAGAAGTTTTCCGAAACGGCGAAAACGGACTGGAGCTTGGCGAAGGCGCGAATGCCAGAACTTTAGCCATGATGACCGCGCAGGGCTTGGGCACCACGATCCCAACGCTTATTGGTGGTGGTGCAGTCGGCGTGGGTGCCAAAATGCTTGGCGCCGGGCGAGGCTTAGCTTCTGCAGCCGGAGCAATGGGATCTGGCGCTGTCGGTGGCGGCATGGCGCAAGGTATGGCGGGCGAAGATGCGCGCTCTACCGTGATGAATATCCCCGACGAAACCCTGTATCAAAGCAAGGCTTTCCTGGATCTGTGGAACTCGGATTTTTACGACGAGAGCCAGGACGAAATTACAAACGCCACCAATGCTCG